TCATGTTCCTAGTAATATGATTCTTGTTTACAGTAATCCAAAGATTGATCGCGTGATGCGTAAGCCACCTCGTGGTTTTCATCGCGTGTTCAACAACGTCACGACAAAGTATCGTGGTGACGCTAACTGCACGGGGCAGAAGTGTATCGACTGCCAGTTGTGCTACAAGTTCGACACGGCATCAGTCATTGTCGAGCACGTTAAGTAGTTAAATGCGTTTAACATTTAAGGAGAAGTATCATGGGTTGGAGAAACAGTTACATTGAGATAACCACAGAGATTGATCTTAATAATTATGACGAAGAGATCATGGAGTACGTGGAGCCTGACAACATCAGCGATGCCCTCGACATGATGGAAGGTTGGGGGTATAGTGATGGTGACATTCTTGAGCATATGCTTGAGGGTATGGATGACTCTTTGTTCTTGGAGAAGGTGTCGAACATACTCACGGTGGAGACTGCACTGCAACTGGTCAAGGATGTGTACCAGTTTGGTCATGAGATTCAGGTTCGTAACCTGACTGCCAAGGAGAACCAGCTACAAGAACTGCGTGAGAAGATCCGACAGTTAGAAAACCCAACTACAACAGAGGAGACTACACATGAGTCCTGATCTATTGGTAGAACTTCGTAACTTCAGGCAGAACTTGCGTGACCTCAAGGCTGACAACCTGAGACAGATGCGTAGGTACAAGCGTGATAGGTTTGATACTAGCTTAGGATCTTTCATGCACGGTATGGCCTTGGGTAAGACAGCGGCACTGGAACACCTTGATCGAATGATAAGTGTGTTGGAGGGAAGCAATGATACACAGAACGTTTGACACAGAACTTGACTGCCCGTGGATGACAGTATGTGCCACGGTCAAGTATTCGTTTGACGAGACGACAGGCATGGTTGATGATTACTTCATCCGAGTACGTGGTCAGCCTGTTACTGATTGGTTCAACTCGTCTTACATTTATGATCTTATTGCAGATGACATGGAGGAAAGAGAATGAGTATTCAAACTTTTGATCTGTCGTTACCTGAGTATGCAGCACCGTGTGAACGGCCTGTTGTTCAGACACTGATAGACTTACTGCTAAGGGAAGGAGGTGTGGTGTCTGTCTATGACGAAGAGGACGTAGCCATACACAAATCCACCGACAGGACTGAGATACTAAAGTCAATGTCACAAACAGGGTGGGACACCGTGGAGAGTTACCATCATGATGGTGATATGCGCGGTTGGTTCTCGTTGATCTACAGCAACGGGTCAGAGCATGAGCCTATGGTTGTGATCTCTGACTACAGTGCCAACGAGTATTGTGACAACGTGTACCGTAAACTAGACGAAGCCTTTGGAGGTTATGAGTTGTGAGGGACGGTATGACACACGCGCAGATAGCAGAGGTGTTGGGTATCTCGCGTGAATCAGTACGCAACATCGAGCGCAGGGCGCTGTGGAAACTGAAGCGGTCAGGTAAACTAGACAAGTTTTTATGTCTACTTGACATGGAGGTTGAGCAGTACTACGGTGAGCAGGGACGGAGAGTTAAACAGTGTGAATAGTACATTGCCTTTTTCTTTTGAAATGTGTTATACTCTCTATATAGATAACTAAGTATTACTATTATTAATAATACTATTACTAATACATAGGAACTACATATGACTAAAGACCAGATGATTGAAGAGCTAGTTGAGTACGCTATATTTCACGTACCAGCCAGCACGTTGATGAATATGTTTATCCAGAGTCAGCGTGAGTTGTTATCTGAACTCAGCGAAGAAGATATAACTGAGCAATACACCAGTCTGTTTGGAGAAGAGGAGTCGATACACTGATGACATTCGTCAAGCTACATCAAGAGTGTGATGACTGTGGTTCTAGTGATGCGTTGTCTTACAACGAGGATGGATCCAGTTATTGTTTTGCTTGTGCTAAGTTCACCCCCTCAGAGTCCACAGGAGCGACTGTGAGCAACATTAAGGAACGAGTAGTGCCCGGACAAGGGTTCGACAAAGCGGCCTTCACAGAGCCATACAGAGGCTTTCAGGACAGGGGTCTAACTGCCGATACCATGTCGGCCTACTCAGCCCAGCAGAAAGCTGGCAATGTATTGTTTGGTTATCACACACCACAGGGTGAGCTAGTGGCGGTGAAGACTAGGTATCCAGACAAGCAGTTCAAGATTGGTGGGGACTGGAAGAAGGCTGGACTGTATGGTCAGCATCTGTTCCCTACTGGTGGTCAATACATAACCGTAGTGGAGGGAGAGTTCGATGCCTTGGCAGCCTATCAAATGTTTGGTGGCAAGTATCCTGTTGTGTCTATTCGTAATGGTGCCCAAGGTGCTGCTGCTGATTGCCGCAGAGCCTACGACTTTCTGGATCAGTACGATCATATTATCTTTTGCTTTGACAACGACGATCATGGCCGCGCTGCTGCTCTAGAATGTGCTGATATCTTTGGTGGCAAGTCTAGGATCTATCATCATGGTGAGCACAAGGATGCATGTGACTACCTGCTGAACGCAGACAAGGATGAGTTTGTTAAGCGATGGTGGGCAGCGAAGACCTACACACCTGATGGCATGGTGATGTTGGGTTCTCTACGTGAGGCGTTGAAGAAACCCTTGGAGGAGGCAGAGGTACGCTACCCATACAAGGGACTTGACGACATGACGTTTGGTGTACGTCCGACTGAGCTTGTCACCATCTGTGCTGGCTCTGGTCTAGGTAAGTCTACGTTCATGCGTGAGCTAGTGTTCTCCATACTTGGGCAGACCAACGACAGGGTGGGACTAGCCTTCCTTGAAGAGACACCAGACAGGACAGCGCGTGGTCTAGTGGGACTACAAATCAACAAGCCTATCCACCTTCCGGGCTGTGACTACTCAGCCAGTGAGGTAGACCAAGTGTTCGACAGCCTTGACCTTGATGACCGTGTTGTACTGTGGGATACCTTTGGCTCCAACAAGATAGAAAACGTGTTGGCTAGGTTCAGGTATCAGATCAAGGTGCTGGGTGTTCAGTACATTGTGCTGGATCACATCTCAATACTGGTGTCGGATCAGGACAACGGTGATGAACGCAAGGCTATCGATGAGATCATGACCAAGCTACGTATGTTCTGTCAGGAGATGCGTGTGTGTATGTTTGTTGTGTCACACCTGAAGCGGCCTGATGGTAAGGGACATGAGGACGGTGCATACACCAGCCTTGGACAGCTACGTGGTTCAGCAGCGATAGCACAACTGAGTGACATCGTGTTAGGATTAGAGCGCAACGCACAGGCAGAAGATCCTATGGTACGTAACACTACCAACGTGCGTGTACTCAAGAATAGATTCAGTGGCATGACAGGCCCAGCTACGTCGCTGATGTATAACAAAGATACGGGGAGACTCTCAGAGGTATTTGAATGAGATGTGTAGCTTGTGATAAGGTGTTAAGTAACTACGAACTGACCAAGAAGTTTAGTGTTAGTGGTGAGTTTGTTGATATGTGCAACGAGTGTAGTCGATTCCTTGTTGATGATGACTTGACAGCGGTAGGTAATCTAGACTATGCTGACTTATATGATCTTGAGGAGATTAAATATGTCGAAGATGAGCAGTTGGATTATGGCACAAGAACAGAATATGGAGATGAGGGAGAATGGTTATGAACTCTCAAGTAGACAAACGCTTGATCTCGCCTACTACGAATACTGTGTTTATAGACATAGAGGCAGACGGCCTGAACCCTACGAAGATACACTGCGTGGTTACAAAGAGATCGAACGAAGCTCACTTGATCCACTTATCTAGACGGAGCTTAATGGATGAACTGGCAAAGGGTGGATCGATATGCGGGCATAACCTTATTGGGTATGATGTTCCTGTCCTTAACAGGCTATGGGGTACACGCATTCCAGAATACAGAGTTGTGGACACACTCGTACTTTCTCGTTTGTTTCATCCCGATTTGGATGGTGGTCACAGCCTCGCTGCTTGGGGAACTAGGCTCGGGTTTCCTAAAGGTGAGCATACGGATTGGGAAGAACTCTCTGATGAAATGGTGGAGTACTGCAAAAGAGATGTTGACGTAACCGAACGTCTGCACAATGCGCTCATGTCACAGATGCAGATGTTTGGATTCACTAAACATTGTGTTGATCTGGAGCATAGCGTTGCGTTCATCTGTAGGGATCAGGAAGAGAACGGGTTTGAGTTTGACAAGGATGGTGCAGTCAAGCTGTACGACGAACTGATTACCCGTATGACTAGGATAGAGAACGACCTACAACAAGTGTTCCCACCCATAGTAGAGGAGAGGTACAGTGACAAGACAGGTAAGAAACTCAAGGACAAAGTTACGGTATTCAATGTCGGTAGTAGACAACAAATTGCAGAGCGGCTTGTTGGCAAGGGTGCTGTGTGGAAGGAACTCACTCCCGCAGGAAAACCGAAAGTCGATGAGGCGACACTTAAAAAGCAGACTCACATTCCAGAGGCAAAGATCATACTACGTTATCTTCTCTGCCAGAAACGAGCCTCTCAAGTTGACTCGTGGATTAAAGCAGTTGGCGAAGACAAGAGAATACAT